CCGACGATGTTTATCATGGCTTCAAAGCCGATGAACCCGCCCATGAATGTGACACATGCGCCAACGATCACACGCCAGCCTTGCGTTTTGGTGAAATAGACGTACCCGCCCGCCGCCGTAGCAGCGCCCGCCACTACTTGCGCCGTCTCATGCGAGAAATGATTGCCCGCGTCCATTCAGTGCGCTTCCGTGCGGTAGATTGCCACATCTCGAATATAGTGGCCCAGCCAAGGGTTAAGGCTGTCAAGCCGATCAGCAATGCGTCGGCCCAAGTCATCCACGAAGCCCCCACCAATAAGAAGTTGCAGCAACGCACCACAATTCAACAGGGCGGCATAGGTCGGATAATTGATATACGAGCCAAGTACATACGCGACAGACCACCAGATATTGATGCCAGCCACAGCCGCGACTAATCTATCGCGCGGACGGTCATGCCATATCTTGACAGCAAAGATTGTCGCCAGATCGATGGATATGAACGCGACCACCCTATCCGCGCCGTGCAGATGCGAACCAGCAAGAAACCCGCCGATTAACGCGCATGCAAGGATGAACAGGACAGGCCGCACACCAGCCCTTGCGAAGCCCCCTGCGAGCAACAGAATGCTTGTGGTGTAGATCGCAGCCGACAACATTAGCCGCCGTCCTTTGGCGCGCGTGCCGCCGATACGGTGCCGTCATCAAGGCCAGCGTCATCAATGCAATCTGTCAGCAGTTCGCACAGTTCAGCATCCAGCGCGACAAGTTGCGCCGCGTAATGGTGCATCAGGCGCGTCAGTTTGGATTGCTTGTTGCGGATGCGGACAATGCGCCGCGCCTTTTCGTTCCGGTCCATCACTTGCCCTCCAGTTCAGCAACCCGCTTCGTGAGGCCGTCCACCAGCGCCAAAAGCTCTTTCACCGCCTGCGCCGTTTCGACGCCAAGGCCCGAATAGTTGTAGGTCAGGTGTTCGCCCTCGGTCACAAGTTCGGGCGAAATAGCTTGCTCTGCCTGCGCAATCACACCGCGCGTTGTTTCGCCGCCCGACTTGAGGCGATAGGTCACGAACTGCCGATCTCGGAACTTGTCCAGAACCGCAGGCGCGGGGGCAATGTCCTCTTTCAGCCGTTCGTCAGAGATTGCCCCGTAGCTGTTGGTCTGGTTAACCATTGCACCGTTACGGCGGATAAAAAACATATCGCCGTTGGAAGTATCGCCCCGCACAAAGTAGCCCGTCGCGTCGTTTGCAGCTTGGTCAAGCCGTATCCGAATACCGAGCGGGCTAGTACCACTGTGACTTAATACCGCAATTTCCGCCCCGTTATTGCCGGTGCGCATTTCATGGTAGTTGCCATTTGCAAACTTAGTCGTAGAGCCGCAAAGTTTTGCATAACCCTGGAACAATTCCAAAACGTCAGTTGGAACCGTTGCCGAACCGAATGCAGTTGCACCGCGAAACTGATTTACCGCGTTGCCTTCGGACAGGAACCCAAACTTATTTGTTCCGGCCTGCATTTCCGAACGAAAGCCCACAACCAAAGGCGCGCCTTCAAGCATGTTTCCAGCGTTAAAACCGATGGCCTTTTGCGTCACCCGCGTTGCATGGCTTTGATTGCCAGCGTAAAAGCCGATCATGTTTTGAATAGGGCCGGTGCCGTCCAGCAAATCCACTTCATCGGCAAAGAAGCAAGTCGCCGTAGCAATCGTGCCTGTGCCTTCGTTGGCAACGTGCGTATCGTAAACGCGGATCGATGTTACATTGCCCGTCGTGGAGCCAGACAACCCAAGTCGCGCGTAGGCTTTACGACCAAATGCGCTGGTTAGTGTGTTGGCCGTGTGGTTTAGTTCAAGCTGTGCCGTGACCTGATCGACTTCAGCAACGCTATTGCCCCCGGTCAGGTTGGTTTGGTAAACAAGCCCGCGAAAGTCAGTCGTCCCGCCGCTATGGCCGGAGAACGTCTTGCTAACTACCGTGTCGGCCGTTGTGCCAGCGGGGAGCGCGCCGTAAACCTTGGTTGACCATAGATCGATGTGATCCTGGACATCGCCACCGCTTGACTTGCCGACCAGTGTCGCGCCGGTTGTGGCTGCTAGATCGGAACGCAATGACATATCATAACTAACAACATTATCTTGCGTCCAGATCGTCGTGCCAAGGCTATCCTTTAGAATAACCTTATAGGCACCATCCCAAAAAACAGTTGCCTCGCCTCGGCTATCCAAAACGATAGGGTTCGCGTTTGGCGTCGTCCCTGCGTAGTCCGAATAAGTGGCCTTAGGTGTCGTCGTCCCAGCCTCGTATGTATACAGCAACCCGCCCGAAAGAGGCACGCCATTAGCCGTGAAATATTGCTGCTTGGCATTTGGCATCAACGAGGTGGTCATGTTATGGTCCTTCGTTATCCAACGATGGGGTTAATTCTTGAAAGTCTGGCACGCGATTGTGTTATGCTGTCTGGTTATGCAGGTCAAACCCCTTTGGTTAAAGCACCTATCGTTGTTCCTGCTGATTTTCTTTACCATCACCGGCTGCTGCACGCACCCCAACATTATCGTTTAATGCACGCTTGTTGTTTGCGGCGAATGTAGACAATGCCGTTGCAACACGCTGCATGGCTGCGCCTTGTTGCCCGCTAGGAGCCTTGGCAAGCCCGATCAGCGCATTACGGACCGGGGCGCTCTCATAGGCCCTTGCAAGCCCACCTGCGCCTAGTGCTGCAAGCGTGCCCTTAACTGCGCCAAGTGAGGCGAACCCGCCGCCGATCAGATAAGGCACCGACTGCGCGCCGGTCGTCGGGTTCGCGTTGGCAATACCTGCTTGGCGTGTTGCGTTAATTAGCCGTGAAAAGCCTTCAACCGCCGCCGCGTCATCACCTTGGAATGTCACTCCGATGTTCTTGCCGAGCCGCGAAACCTCGTTAACGAACCGTTCGGGGCTAACGACATTTGCGCCATCAGGTCCGATCGATCCGGCCTTTTCCATTGCCCTGTGGAGCAATGCGGCCCGTGCTTTTGTCTGACCAGCGGGGCTTAGGTTATTAAACAACATCCGTGTTTCGCTAGGCTTGGCGCTAAACAGCATAGACGCGACATTTTCGGGCGTCGCATCAGCTGTGCGCAACAGCCTTTTCAGGCCGGAAACCTTCAACTCACCCGCAAGGCTGGAAAGCTGCGCATTAGCCGATCGCCACGCCCGATAGGCTTCAGGCCCTTGTGTTGACTTGATGAAATAACCCATGTCTTGGCGTAATGGATCATAGATAGCCTTGATAGCCTTTTCACCCACATCCTTGATGTCAGCCATCGTGTCTGACTTGAACACGCTACCAAGTTCATCTTGGCGCATGGCTTCAAGCTGCTGTAGCGTCTTACCTTCAAAGCCGGGACGAAGCCCTTTAAGCACTTCCGCAGCCTTCAAAGATGACGGTGTTGCGCGTGACGTTAGGTCTGCGATTTGCCCGTCGATTGCGTCCAGCGTCTTGGAGACAGGTGCAAGACCTTCAGCACGATTAATCACCGCAGACTTTTGCCGCGTCAGCGATGACAGCGCCTTACCCCGTGTTGCAAGGAAGTCCTTAGCCACCGCCTCAACAGCGCCTGGATTATCCGCGCCAAACTCTGCTGCAAAGTCCGTGACCGCTTTAACACGTTGTTCTGCCTGTGCTGCGCGTGCACCACCTGTGCCCACAAATGGGATTTTCTCACCCATTCCGCGCAAAGCCTTGCCGACGATTGTTTTAGGTGGACGAACGTCACTGGTAAACACGCGAACGCCGCGCTTTTCACCCTCTTGCACAACTGCGCGCAAGGCGTTTGGTGATGTTGCGCGGGGCGCTGTAGGGCGTGTGGGAGCCTTAGGTAGCATTGCATTAACGGGGCTAACCATACCGCCCATCAACTGTGCGCCCATACGCGCCACTTGACCTGAACCGCTTTTCGGTGTGGGGGATAGCTTTTCAACCTCACTACCTATAGTCGGCCCACGGCGATCAGTTGCGGCAACACCTCTATCAACAAAATTGGCCGCACGGTCCGCGCCGACGGCACGCAATCCGCCACTTACAGCGCCTCCAACACCGCGCCTAATCTGCCTGTTAATCACATCGCCAGCATCAGCGGCCATGTCAGGGATTGACGTTACGCCCTGCACAAGCCCAGCCAGCGTATTAGTGCTTGCATCAAGCATCTGTTGCCCAAAGCCTTTAGGCTTGGCAGGAGCCTTAGGAGCAGCCCTTCCCGCATCAGGATACTGCTTGAGAACCTGCATCCGCACCTGTTCATCAGACGCGCCCGCAGGCCCTTCAATGCGGTATTTCTTGCCGTTCGGTGCCTGAATTTCATAGGTAGGCATTAACGGCCCCCTACTACTTTAGCGGTGCCCCAACCAGAATTTGCAGCGGGCTTTGTGGCGGGTTTAGCAGCTGGTTGCGCTCCACGATCCTTATACGCCTGCAAATCCTTAATAATGCGGTTCACAGATGCCTTAAAGCCGCCTTCACTCATATTCGGGTCAAGCGCGCCGATGGCATCAGTCAGCTTTTTACCTTCAGCATTCGACAGCGCGCCCATACCCTTCATGCTCTGCACCATTGGTAGGAAAAGTTGCGCTTTCAACGCGTCTAATTCAGCACGAAAATCAGCAGCAGGAGTGCCCGGAACAACAAAACCAGCAAGGTTGCCATCAAGCGGATTAAGGGACGGCATACCAACGCCAGCGTTAAATCCGGGGTGTTCGAGTAGCCGGTTAGCTGACCCAATAGCCCGATCAAACGCATCCATTGCGCTTTGCGAGTAAGCGGGGGCCGCTTCCTTTGCCGCCTTGGCCTGTGCAGTCTTCTCAGCCGCCGTTGGGGCTGGCTTCAACTGCCCACCGCCACGGTTGCCCGTCTCGAACTCGCGCTGCGCTGCCGCCACCGCAGACACCTTTTCAGGCGGGATCGGTGCGTTAGGATCAATCCCTGCACGGCGCGCAACATAGGCCTTGTAATTTGCCACGCTGGCAGGGCTGTTTTCAGGCCCGACAGGCGCATACGTGTCAATAATCTTGCTGACCGTGTTAAGACCACGCCCGATGTATCGCGAACGGATAAGCGCCTCTTGTGCCGCGATACCCTGTTCGGGCGTGGCAAAGGTAGCGAACGAACCTTTAGCGCCCGCATATCCCGGTTGTGACCGCGCAAATGGGCCATCCTTAAGCGCGCCGGGGTTTGTCGCCAACGCTGCGTGACCACCACCCGTTGATCCGCCACCCGCAGTAACAGGCGTTGCCTGTCCCGTCCGCGTGTCAACGATGTTGCCGCCGTTTGCGCCCCATACGAACTGCGTTTGTGGTGGAAGTGAACCTTGCGAACCGGGAACAACCGTTGCAGGGCCAGCGCCGTATTCAGGGATTGACAACACGCGAACACCATCGCCGGTCGTTTGCGCTTGGAAGTGCTGTTTCAACTGCTGTTCGGCGGTCAAGTTCTTGCGTAGAACCTCCTGCTTCCAAGCGGCGAAAGCGGCAGGGTCTTTCGGCATATCAGCAAGGCCAGCCTGTAAGTGCGGTGCCATATCAGGAAACGCTTGCGCCAACCGTTGCGCACGGCCTAGCGCGTCCTCAGGGCTTGCAGCGTTGCCGAACTCACTACGTGACGCCTCGGAGAACTTCATGAGATGCTCAAGTTGCGCCGCGCTGGTTTTGGTCTGTTCGCCCTGCGCTTTTGAAAGCTCTTGCTGCACGCCGGGAATTGATGAGCCAAAGCCACCTTGCGCCAAAAGGCTGCTTAGCTTGTTTGCATCTATACGCCCTGTGGCTGGGTCAAGGGCCTGCCCGTATGCGTTGTTCATCGCATCCGCTTCAGCCTGCTTGCGCAACATGGCGTTTTGATCTTGCTGCTGCTTGAGCATAGCGTTCTGCCGGTCTTGCGCGTGTTCACGGATTTGAATGTAGTCCGTAAACGACGGCATATCCGGTGCGCGGGCTTGCAAGGCAATCATCTGGTTAGCCATCAGAAAATTCCCGGATTAGAAGCGATGGTGCTTGCAGCCGATGGGGTCAGTCTGTTGTAGACATTCCCGCCGCCGCCACTGTTATAAGCATAACCTTGCGCAAGTGAATTTCCAATTCCACCCAAGGCCGACGCCAACGCATTGGATGAACCGACATAACCCGACGCTCTTGCCGCGCCCGCGTTCTGTATGCTATCCGAAAGGCCTTGCCCCAACTGCCCAGCCGCATTGGTCAGCGTGTTAGCGCCTGTCTGGCCAGCGCCCATAAGCGATTGCAACGGGTTTAGCCGTGCATTCCGCTCCACCTGATAGCGGTTAAAGGCATTATTATATTCGTCTGAGGCTTGGCCTTGGCTGAAACGCTGAATGCCTTTCAGCATCGAACCTGACAACAGTCCGCCCCTTGCAGCCGCCGACCGCTCCAAGGCCTTCATGCCTTCGTCTTGCCGGAACTGATAACCCGGATCAGCTTGGAATTGATCCATACCAAACGATTGTGCGGCGCTTCCATAACCCGCAGCGGTCTTATCACCCCCAATCCCTAGAAGCTGCAAAAGTTGATTTTGTGCGGTAAGACCCGCCTCGCGGAAAGGCGCTTGAAGTTCAACTTGTTTGTTGAACATATCCTGCTGCACTTGCGCGCTACGATCAGCCGCAGCGGCCTGCGTCTTTGCGGCAGACTTAGCCCCGCTAGATGCGATAAGCGAACCGCCTATCGCTGCCGTTGCTCCGATTGCTGCTGCTACCGCCGACATTCTAGTGCACTCCTAACGCTTGGCGATAATCAACGGTTATTTCATCGCCGTTCATACCACCTTTGCATCCGTAAATCACGCTTTTTGCAAGCAGATAAATATCACCGTCATTTTCAAACATTTCAGCGTTTGGCGTAGGTGAATGATTGGTGAAACGGCCCGCAATAGTCCGCTTTCCGCCTATCCGCGCAGCCGCGATAAACTCGCCGGGCTTGTAATCGCCCGTTGCAAACAATCCGCGACCATGAATGTCAGATGGCCCCGTCGTGAACTTGTATTCACCAAACGGGAGCGAAACCATATCGCTTTCATCGGTGGAAATACAGGCCACTTTCTGCTCAGTGAAGCCATATTCAGCGATAGCAAGGGCGAAGTCATCCCGCGCCGCCGTGTAATCGGGCAAAAGGCGTTGCACACCAAGAAAGCCTTCGCTCTTTTCAAAAAGCTGGTCTTCGATCCTGCCCACATCCGTTTCGTTCGTGGCATAAATATTCTGCCAGCGTACAGTTTCGTGTATCTGTGCAATCTTGCGCCCTGGTTCCGCTACAAACGTCAAAGGAGCCGTTAATTCCTCGCGCGTGCCATCCTCGCGGATCAGCGTCAACCGGCCTTCAAGCATCACGTTGAAATGCGGTTCGCGGTGGTTGTGGCCTATGATATACGAACCCGCTGGCATGACTACCTCGCGGATATACACACCCGGCCCGAAATGATGGCTGACAGGGCATTCAACCTGTTCCATCGTCAGGAATGCGCTTTCCAGCAAGGCTACGTCATTGCTCAAGATACAGTCCTGCCCGATGCACGGATGTTGATTGACGAGGCCGTGCCTGCAATTGTGCTGATAAATGCGCCGACAGACAGATATTGGCCGACAAGTTCGGGGAATGTGTAAGTTTCGGACGGTTGCAACGTCTTCGCCTTGATAACAAGGTTATCATTCCCTGCCGAACCTGCCGCCGTCACCAGATTGACGGACAGCGTTGCCGCCGTGCCAGAATAATTGGTCGCCGTGAACTTGTCGATAATTGTCAGCACGCCAGTTGACGTATATTGCGTAGTCTGCGCGGCCTCGGCAGTCTTGGCGGGGATCAATACGGTGTTGATAACAGACATTAGACAATCCCTGTGATGATACCGTTGATTACGCTAACGGTCTTTAGGTCAACGGTGGTGAATGTGCCACTTGCGCCCATAGGAGGCTCATAGCGCGGCGTGGTGTCTTCATAAGACAAAGCCTCGATGGCAGGTGGCAATGCCACATCGGAGGCCGTCACATGCGCGCTAGGTGGCAATGCTTCGATATACTGCGCCAATACACCTAAAGCCGCCTCAACGCTCTCTAATGGGCTTACAGGTGCGCGTTGTAGGTCTACAATTGTCGCGGTTGACTGCCCGCCACCTGTTAGATCAAACAACGACAGGAAAAACAGATACCACTCACGCGAAACCGCACCCGTCCGAGGGTCAAGAAACGCAACACGGGGCGGGGTAATGTTTGTGGTCATGATGCGGTGCCTGACACGACCAACTCAGCGCCCATGATGGCAATCTGCACCGGATCAGTGCCTGAAATTTCGTAAACGCGGTCACGCAACTTCATTGTTGCCCCCAGCCTGCGCCAGATAACGCGCGTGCCGGTTTTACCGATCGCACCCATCGATCGGCTGTGTTCGCTTGACCAAGTATGTCCGCCGTCATCAGACCAGCGCAACACAACTTGAGGGTCACTGCCTTGCCCGGTGTTAAGCCCTACACCCGCCTGCACATCGATCTGCAATGAATGGTTCACCGAACGCTTAAAATTTGTGGTTGGCAGTGCACGCCAGCGCCGGAGCCAACGCTGTTCATTGCCGTTGTCTGAATATGTCATCGGATCAAGCGCGTAGATGTTGCCGTTTACATAATCACCAACAATTGTGGTGCCGCCAAAAGCGCACTGGTTATCCGCACGATGCCGCTCAAACTCAGCCACAGCCCAATACGCCCGTTCATGCCAAGCGCCCGTAGCGGCATCAAATACCCATGACACACCAGCTTGCGGGAAGTTCATCTGATAGAAGCTGTGCCCGTCCTGCTGATAGGTAAATGCGGTCGTTCCCGATAAATCGCCATATTGCTGGATTTGCCACTCTACCGCATGGGTTGAGATGCGCTGCCCGATATAACCGGCTGCACGATAGACCATACCGAAGCCGCGTGCATCCTTGCCCAGCCAATAGATTTGATTGTCCATCTTGGCGACAGAATACGGGGCCGCGCATCCGATCTCGTTGAACGCGCCTTGAATGCGGGTTAGCGGGAAGTCAGCCTGCCCGCTGTTATAGAACACTTCCGTGCTAGTCGTGCCAAAAGCCCACACTTCGCGGTGATCAACAATGATTGCGATTAGTTCATCCGGTGAACCTTCCGCGCTGGCGAAGTCTAACGGATCAACCGACGTTCCTTCCAATAGGCTGGTAACCCATATCCTTTGGCTGTCCGGCTCATTGAAAACAAAATAGCCGTCGATATAACCGACTTTGACCGCGCCAGCAAAATCAGGGTCAGTGATCTGCGCGAACACACCCGTTGTTTCATTGTAGATATAGCCGTCAGGATTGCAGGCAAAGAACAATTGCGTGCCATTATCCGCAATAGAAACAGGGCCGGTTCCCCTAACCGTTCCGATCAATGTCGGTGTGCCAGTTGCGCTTATCAGCCTGTAAACGCCGCTGCCAGACACCACATAGAATGCCGTTCCCGTAGTGTTTGCCCACAAGCCACGGATTGGCCCTGCGCTAATAGCCTGAAGCAACCGCAAACCCGGCGCACGTTGCAGCCAAGCAGCCTCTTTGCCGCCTTCAGGTATCACTTCAGGAAAAAGGTTCACCATCCGCGAGGCCGCCGCGTTAGGGCTGCGTGCTTGGTAGCTACTGCCGAGGATGGGTGACTTCATCAGCGGTTATCCGTTAGTATTACTATACACGTTATAGCGGCCAGGTCCCCCAAGGATCGCATATGGCATCGCCATTACATCCATCGGGCTATTCTGGCGTTTCAGGTTGCGCTTCGATGCGAGAGCAATGCGAACAACCGTCGGTGATGGCTCCATGCCGAATTCAGGCGCAAGTTCTACCGCCAAGCTATAGCGGAAAGCGCGCAGATAGCCGGGCGGGAGTACAAGTTCAGTCGCCAGCGTGGCGGGCTGCGTCAATTCATCGACAGAGATAAAATGCCACTCCAGCGCCCTTGTAGGCACAGGATAAACAAACATCTCGATGTCGGGCATGTTCATATTTAGCCACAGCAATTGCGGAAACGTGCTTGTTACCGTCTTGAGCGCAATGGCGTCATACTGCTGCTGATTGATAATCTTGATGCCGTAGCTAATGCCTGTTCCTGCATCGCGAAAATAGGTGCTGTCATCCACAGCAACAGGGCGATTGCCCACAAAGTCGCCGCTAGGGCCTAGCGTGCGGCTGATCTGCCCCGCTGGCCATGTGAACACCTGATCCTGTGTTGCAAACACTGCGAGGCGCTCGGTTGACCAGCTATCAAGCATCTGGTTCAACGCAACAAGCGCGTCATTTGACGTTTCGCTTGATGGCGTTTCGCCCTCGGCCAATACGCCGATAAGCCGCAATGAACTGTTGATGAGGTCGCCAGCGGTGGTCATTCGGAAGCACTCTTTGGTGGCCTGCCCCGACGCTTCACAGGGGCTAGAGCGTTGACGGTTTCGTCAGCCGGTGTTTCCGTAGGCGCAGTATAGCGCGTCCAGCCAGAAAGGCTATCATATTCCACCTCTTGTTCAGAGATTGCCACCTTAGCGCCGTGGACGGGGTGAACTAGAACAATAGCCGCCATATAAACTCCTACAGGTTTGGGGGGCCGAAGCCCCCCGCGCCTTAGCCGTAACGATAGACCGAATAGGTCGCCGTGCCCGTCTTACGGAAACGGAACACCTGCGCGGTTCCTGCCGTAGCAACAACAGTGGCAAGACCAACAACGGTAACCCCGGTGCCGCCCGTCAGGGTGATGGCGCCAGAAGACGAACCATTGACGTTGATGATGTTCAGATCGAACGTCGTGCCGATCTTGGCATTGGTCAACGCAGCATCGATCTGCGTGCCAGTTGGTGTGGTGTAGGCTGCTGCTGACGTTCCTGGCGAACCAAGGAGAATGCCGCTCAAAAGCTGTGCGACAGTCAGGGTTGCAGTTGCGGTTGCGGTGACGGGAGCGGCCATCTTGCCAACAACGATCTCATTGAGATTGCCGTCATTTGGCTGATAACCGCCGCCGATTGATGCGAGTGCCATGATATTCACCTTTCAAGAAAAGGGGGCAGGCCGAAACCCGCCCCGAATTGTTAGCCCCACATGCGCGTAGCGGCCTGAGGACGAATTGCAGCCGAACCGAACAGAACGTCGATACGGCAAGGCATACGGTCATTGTTGATGTCGTACTGGCGAACAATACGCATCGAAATACCGTTGTGGGTCTGGCGCGAGGCCATATCCACGCCCTGTGGCATCAGCAAGTCGGCGCTGGCGAAGGTGAAGGCGTTCTTGTTGTAGATGAGGTTCTGCGGATAGGCCGTAGAAGCCGCACCGACAAACACCACAGCCGCGCCCGAAAGCGGCAGTGCATCCACGGTGGCAAGGGCAGTGCCAGCCGAATAGATCGGCGCAACAGTGATCGTGCCTGCACCTGAACCATCCAACGTGACATCAGCCAACGCAACGAACTGGAACAGCGAGCCGGTCGTTTCACGCGTCTGCGGGTTGACGGCATTGGTTGCAGCAACCGTAAACACATCACCAAACTTGACCGTTGCACCATTCCCAGCGCCAGTGATAGCGATGCTGGTTGCGCCTTCAGTGGTCACCGATGCTGACAGCGTGCCGCCAGTGGCAGAGCGCGAACCCGTGGTGAACACCTTGACCGACTGCGACATATTGATCTCATCAAGACCAAGGATGCCTTCGCCCATCAAGCCCGACTTGAACTGCTTTGCAATCGTGCCGGTGGGATTGAACAAGCCCTTCATGCCTTCGACAAGCCCCGCGTTAGCGGCAGGGTTGACGGTGGCATAACGCTCACTCATTGGCACCGCAAACTCATTCAGCTTCTGGTTGCCAGCAAGCAGAACAGCCGATGTTGCGGGGGTCGTGCCAGGCGTGCCGACGGTGTTGCCGACATACTTGAACACGTTGTCGTAAACAGCCTGATCGACCGATGCAGCAAGCTGAGAAACGCGAGGCTTCAGAATGCGTTCGGCGAAGTCATCCAACTGCATGGTCAGTTCAGCAGTGGTGAAGTTCAGGCCGATATGCTTCTGGCTGTCAACCGTCAGGGTGGTGAACTGTTCGTTCTGGTCCTGCACCTGAAGTGCAGCGCCATCAGTCACAAGCGCACGGTCAGGCAGGCGGATGCGGAGGGTAGAGCCGATTTTGGCACCTTCCTGCGCAAAGCTGTCATCGTACTGGCGGTTGATGTTGCGGGTCAGCGTCAGGCTATTCTCGAAAATTTCGAGCGCCTTCCGCGTGATCATGTCGATAGTGAGGATGGAATTAGACACTTTGCGTTCCTTTGAAGTGGTTAGCCGCCTGCGCGCTTCAACTGTCTTGCCCGTTCCGCTGCAATCCATTCCGATGTTGACATAGTTTTCAGGCTACGCGGGTCGGTGGTATCGTAGACGGGTGCACCTGATGTGCGGGCAGTGACAGGGGAAAGCGGGGCAGGCGCGGTGGTTGTTTTGCGTGCCGGTGGGGTCGTCACCAAAGTGGCTTCGATCCTGCCGAGTTCCTTTGCCTGCAAGAGGTCGGCAAGTCGGGAGATACGTTCCGCTTCTTTCGGATTGCTGCCGAGATGATAAATCAAATCGGGGCCGATGTCCGAAGCATGGATGACCTCCGCCATTTCCTTCGTGACTTTTAGCGTTGGATTGTATGCGACCTGCTCAAAGTCATCATACTTTTCCCGCGCTTGCTCTTCACGGTCATGGTAGGCATCCAAAGCGGTTTGCTGCGCGCGGGTTTGTTCCCGTTTTGCAAGCAATTCCTCGGCTTTGCGTTCAGCTAGTGCTTCAACATAAGCCTCGGTTGAATCGAAGTCGTCCGAATAAATCTCACCCTTAGGTGCTTCCGGAGCCTTCGCTTCACGTTCCCACTTGCGCTGCTCTCTTGCGAGACGTTTGCCGACAATCGCATCAAGCTCTTCTTGGGTGAAGGTCTTGACCGCCTCGACATTCGTTTCCGGCGTTTCAGGTTCTGCGATTGCCTGATCTGCCGTAAGATCAAGAACCGGCGCGGTTACTTCCGCTTCAAAAGTTTCGTCGTCCATTTTTAACCCTCACAGGTTCCCGATGCGCCTCATCGGTAAGGTATCAACTGATATTGCAAGGCTTTGCATAAACCGTGCCACCAGAGGAAAGCTGAATTGCAGAGACGCGCCATGTTGCGCCAGTGCCCTGCGGAACCTTGAAAACGACAGCCAGATTGGCAGGCAATGGCATACCGACAGTCGCAGAAGCCGTGACGCCTTCGCCCACAACAACAACAGCATCAGTCGTTGACCAGATGGCCACGCCCTGCGGACCGGCGGCCCAGCCAGTGGTTGAACCGGCGGTTCCGGTATAAGCGGCGCTCTGCAAAGCAAACTGCGCGCCTTCAAGCGGGTTAAAGAGGTCCATTTACGTCATCCTCAGGCTGCGCAACAGGTGCGGGCAGTTGTTCCATCATGGGTTGTTCGGGTGGTGCCATAGGCTGTTCAGGAGCTATTGTAGGCGCTTCCATAGGCATTGCAGGTATTGCGTCAGGCAGTGGCGGCATATCTGCGGCCATGCTGTCCAACATACCCAGCACGATGTCCTGCACCTGTTCAGCGGTTAGGCTTTCCTTGACCGTATCAAGGCGCTTTGTGTTCGCGTTGAAGGCGTCAACCTCTGCCTTGTATTCTTTGATGTCGAGTTCGCGCTGTGCGGCGCTATCTTGGATATTCTCCATGATGGTCGTCACTTGCGTTAGTTCCTGCGTCAACGCTTGGATTTGCTGCTTGGCCGCTGCAAGTTCAGGCGTCATTTCGTCGGTTGCAAGAACCTTCGGATCAAGAATTTTCTTAAACCGGTCGGCCATTTCCTGCGCTCCCGGCCAATCCATGTTCTTGATGAACAAGTCGCCAGCCACAGACCACAGTTGCGGGTTGCTTTGCAGGATGGTGGACATAGCATCTAAGGCTTCCTGGCGCTTGGTCATGTAACCGGGTCCGGTTGTGACCATAACGTCATACGTGCCAACGGTTGGATTGTAGATTTTCTTGATCAACCCGCCGTTAGGATCGCGGACTTCCTTAACCGCTTCCTCTTGGTTCGGATCAAGTTCAACCATATCAACCTCACCATCAAGGCCGATGATACGGGCGATACGCTGCGTGTCGTAAATCTTGGGGATCATATCGACAAGCTGGCGAGTGATGTGCCGGATGGCGCGCGCAAGGTTGTCAACGTAGTGATACGTGCCAACGTCACCTTGACGTTCACGCGCCAAGATCGCTTTGCCGGACTTTTCATTGCCAGCCATGCCAAGGCTTGCATCATATTGGCCGGTCGTGCCTTTAATATCGTCAGCCGCACCCATCTTGGCTTGAATTAATCCGGCCTGTGGCAGTGGTGGAGGCGCACGTTGCGGCAGGGGCAGGGAATTACCCGCCATATCCGTTACGTCAGGGTTAACCTCAAGATATGGCCAGTTGGTCGTGTTGGCGGTTTTCCATTGCTGTTCGTAACCCTCGAACTGCCCGCCGTAACCGATGAACGGTGCCTTAGGTGCAAGGGCGAGCATTTCAGCCTCTTGGCTAACCCAATAGTTATACATGCGCTGTGCGTCTTTAGCATTACGCACAAGCCCGCTGATGTAGATTTGCCCGTCCACCTCGAACTCATTGCCGACTACGCGAACGACAGGGATATACTTGCCAGCCCATTCACGCTTTTCCAGCACCTCATAGCCGTTGGTTTTGATCCACATGACTTTCTTGCGGACCACTGAACGGCTGTTGACAGGCTTGCCAAACTGTTCCGCAAACGCCTTGTCCTCCCGGGTGCCAGCAAAAGCCGTCATATTCCCAGCGTAAAGGTTCAGCGTTTCAGTCTTATTCTCGTAATAGAAATATTCGGCAATGCTGATGGTCTTGTTGTTCAACCAGCTACTCAAACCTTCATCACCAACGCCTTGCGCCATGATCGTGCTGATCGGCTGGGCATCGGGAAAGTTCAGTTCGTATTCTTCAAGCGGCATATCCTCGCGGATAAAGCACCATTCAGCATCAGCGCCGCAAGGATCTTGAATTGTCGGGTCCATGTAGACCGAGAACGAGTTACGGATACGCCCGATCTTCAAGTCCTGATCGAAACTATCGTCCCGGCAGTATTCCGTCAGGATGCGGATATAGCCTTCGCCATACGTTACCTGATTGTCGCAGGCGGTGTCATAAGCAACGTCCGCGTCGGAGATATACTCGATGTGCCGAACGATGCCGTCGAATATCTCAGCGACAGCCACATCGCCCTTATCGTCGGCAGGAATGACCTTGCCTGATGGACGGTTCTGGCGCTGGTCGTTCGTAACCTGCAACACATGCTGCGGCAGCTTGTTGATAGTCAGGCAAGGCCGAGCGTTGATTGTCTGGCCTTGAACCGATCCGCGTGTTGACAGCACATCGGCAGGCCATTGCCATTGGTTGTCAGGTGAGCCTGCACGGAAACGCAGGTCGTCTAGTTCGTCTTCCCGACTATCGCTATACGCGCCCATCGCCATCGTGAGGCGGGCACGCATTGTGTTAAGCGTTTTGTCGTCACTCACTAGCGAAAGCCCTCGGTCCTACAGTCATCACGACGTTGGCGGATTACGTTAACACAACAGATTTGGCTTGGCAACTACGCGCCGAGCCAACTTGAATTAGCACCACGACTATCGACAACGCGGCGGCGCTTAGGTGTTTCCGGTGATTGCTTAGATGGCCCCGCAAGCTGTGCAGCCGCGCGCCCGATCAATGACAGGTTGTCAACGTCGTCGTCGTATCGACCAGCGGGGAAGGCTACGCATTCGTCAATGAAGCAATCGCCGTCATGGTCGTTGCGAATGAATATCCGGCCTTCGCTCACCATCGCTTGTGATGATCGAGCGCGGATGACCTTATCAACCATCGACGGGAGCCACATTAGCGCGCACGACAAGCGCCTATCACGCATCCTACGCTGCAAGGCTGGCAAGATGGCCTTGTGTATCACCCCAGCTTCACCATACCATGCTCGCGGCCTGTATCGGGCTATCAGATCGCATTGCGCTTCGATCCATTCATCAGAGCTTGTTTGACCACCCCAGCCGTCAACCATGTAGACTTTGGCGGGAATACTGTTGTCGATACCCCAAATGCGCAGACGGGTGTAATCGCCACCGCCTTCACTAACCGCATAATCGCTTGTGCCGTAGTAACGCAGATTATCCGGTGCCTCGTCATAACGCTGAAAGCTTTTACGCAGGAAATACGAACCTTCATCGGGCGCAGGCTTTTGCTGATACAAACTATTCCATGTGCGAGCGTTAGCTTTAAACGGCTTCCAATGGTCTAGGTTGAACCATTGTGGCCAAAGCGTTTCACCTATCGAACGACCTAGCGGATCATCTTCACGGTCAGCAATGGCTGGCAAGCATATCACATGCCATATTCTGCCGTCGCGTCCTTCAAACACACCGCTTTCGCCATTCCAATCCTCTGGCAAGATGCGCCCAGCCGGATCGTCTTGGTGCCAGCGAGTGAGGATCATAATTTGCGGCGCGCCAGGTATCAGGCGTGAGCAAAAGTCATCAATGTAGGCGTCCCAAGTCTTATTGCGGATCGTCTCACTTTCAGCCGCTTCACGTCCGCGAATAGGGTCATCCAGAATACCAAGCGCAGCACGGTTGCCGGTTAAGCCTGATAGCAGACCACCAGACATATACTCCGAGCCATTGCTTAGTGCCCATTCATCAGCCGCGCTCTGGTCTGTGCGCAGCGTGACTTGCGTCAGGTTCTCGAATGCCTTGGATTTAATAAGCTGCCTTGCGCGTCGTCCCTGCTTTTTTGCGATGTCGCTGGCATAACTGGCGAGAATGACATTGCGCCGAGGTTTGCGCGCCATAAACCACGGCACAAACACAACATCGACGTAAGTAGACTTTGCAGAACCCGGAGGCATTAACACCATGAGGTTAGGCACGCTGCCATCTTCAATGCCTTGGCACTTTTCCAAAAGCAATTCGTGATGATCCGCCAAGCTATCCAGCCGCATGACGCTAAAGTCGTCCTCGTCGTCATCTTCAGACACGGGAGCGCTTGGAATGTCGATCATGCAAGCAAAGTCAGGCAGGCTACGTTTTGCCAGTTCACGCCTTGCCGCGATAACGTGGTCAGTCGTTAGGTTCATCCGCCACCTTGATCGACGCCAATTCTTTTAGCGCCTGCGTGGACAGTTTGGAATAATCTACCACCTTAGGCGTCATGCTGCCGTCGCTGGATTTATGATCCACCTTTTCAGTCAGCAACCCATGCAACTTAGCTTTACCCATAGAGGCGCTCACAGCTGCGCTAGGCTGCCCTTCCTGTAATGCGAGTGCCCTTGCCTCTTCAAGCTCGTCAGTGAGGCTCTGAACTGAAACTAGGGCACGTTCAACAGCTTGGGCCTGCAATTCAGCGATCCTACCCCTAACCCCCCCGTTTGCCATTAATTCCGAAGCCCGCTTATGTACGGTCTCGGCCTTCATGTTTTCAGCATCAAAGGCAGCGCGATAGGCTTCTGACTGATTGCCTGTTTCGATGTAGGCTAAGCAAAACGCCTCACGCTTTTGGGTTAGGTTCGCCATAACCCAAACTTACCACTTCCCGTTGGTTTGTGCAAGTGGGGCCAGCCATGCGGGGGATAGCTGGCCCAGCCGGTTAACTCACATCTTCGCCGTAGCCGTAGCCGTCGCCGTAGCCGTAGCCGTAGCCGTCGCCGTCGCCGTAGCCGTAGCCGGAGCCGTAGCCGTCGCCGTAGCCGGAGCCGTAGCCGTCGCCGTCGCCGTAGCCGGAGCCTTTTGGTTTATCTCCATAGATCATTTCAGCCATATCAGCGGCCTTGGATCTTGGCGCTGGTCCAAGCCTTTTCAGCCACCGGATCAACCGTGAAAATAGCTGTCACGCCTTCAAGCACGATCTCCGGCAGGACCGCACTGATCTTGCAATCCTTGGTCGGTCCCTTTTCGCCAAGGCCAAACACTCCGCCAACGTCAGAGGACCAGTAAAGCGCCATCCGTGCGTTTGTGAGTGTGATGGGCCGCGCGCTGGTATCGGTGCAATAGCCAAACACGACGCCACGCTTGTCAGTGCAGACGATCACAGGAATGGCGGTGTGTGCCTTGGCTTGTGCGACCGGCGAAACGTCTTGCCCTGCGAACATGGCTGCGATTTGCTTAAGCTGGCCGTATGTCAGATCATCGATATTCATGGTCATTTTCCTTTGTTGAAGAAACGTTCTGGCAAGTCGCCCTTGTGGATCATGTCGAGCACCATGCAGCATGGGCCGCGCAATGTCAGGCTACCCATAGCGGCCTTGCGGATTGTGCTTTCATTGACGTTGCACAGGTCCGCAAGTTGCCGCCAGTTTAAGCCGGTGTCTTGGCTGATTTGTTTGATTTGTGCGGGGGTCATGCCATTAACTCCGCCATGAGTTCATCGTCTGACAAGTTCAATCCGTCCTCTACATTCCAAGCTTTGATTTGTGCCATGCAAGCCTTGCGGTGAGCAGCAGCTTTTCGCTTGCTTGCGCGGGTGCCAATTGCTGCAATCAGATCACAAAGTTCGAGGTCTTTTGCGATTGCTTGTTCTTGGGCTTGGCGTGTCATCTCACTATCTCCGTTTGTGCGGGCCTAAGCCCCGTGGTGTGAAACCCGTTTAGGCGCAACGCCTGATATGGTCAAGCGGAAAAATGCGCGGCCTCAAACTTTTTTAATCGCCACGATGTCGCCCGATGATCCGTCATGTATCCAGACCAGTTGGCGCGCGGTGTAGCGATTGTTCTCGTCTACCCATCCGTTTTTAAGCTGGATCATGTATTCTGTGTCATCATCAGGGGGATTGCGCTGTCCGCTTATCTTGGTGAAGCCGGGGGCGGGGATGGGCTTAAACATCGCCATCAGGTGGTGCAAGGCGCGGAGCGTTCTGGATCGCCAAAACCCTTGCGCTTGGCTTGTGCGTTATCAGGGGCGACGGATGCCCGTTGTAAACCGACAAGAACGGATGCCCCCAATCGTATCGATCTTTAGGCCGCATCAAGTCCAAACACTCGCGTATCGTTGGAAAGAACGTGCAGTTCTCTTTCAAAAGCCGCGTCAAAACATCAAAACCATCAGCCGACAAATACCCAAGGCTATCGTAATATTCGGCAATCAGCCATTTTTCAGCCTGCATGTCGCCAGCGTCTTTGCGCTTGAACAGAACTTCCCATCGGCGGAATGTTTCAAGAAACGCCCGCTTGTGATCCATCGATCCAGTCAAGCCCTTCGTCGATTGCTCTTGCGAGGCTGCTACGCCCGTCAATGTTTTTTCCGTTAACTTTCCGATTGCCGTTGCCATTTGCTTTCCTTCCAAACTTGTCTGAATTTAAAACCCAAGTGGACCATGCACCCTG